TAAGGGGTATGACGGATTCAATAATCCTAAAAATCTAAAAACAGCCGATGTTGGTTTCTTCGGCCGCGTAAAGAAAACCAGTCCAATGAAGGTAGGTAAGCTATGAAAAGTATGAGAGAACTTATTTCCTTGATGGAGGGTGTTGTGGCAGTGCCTGGCATCAATCCTGTTCTAACCGAACTTAGCAAAAACACGCTGAAGTCATATTCTAAGGAACGTGGCAAAGATGTGCATGCTGATCAGCGTGACGCTCAGGGTGCTAAGGATATGGCCACCGACAAGAGGAAGCACGGTGATACAAAAAAGGCCGCCGCATGGGATGATGAAGCAGATTGGCTAACCAAGCGTGCCGAAAAAGGTGCAGGAAATGTAGCCAAGGCAACATCAAAGATTGCCGCTAAGAAAGATGTTAGGGAAGATATAGCAATCCCTGCCGAAATCGACGAAGATGACGTAATGGAAACAATGACAGACTACGATGACCATTTTATCGGCAGTGTTATCCGTGACATGTATCCCACAGCCACAAGCAGAGAAGAGTTAATGTCTATGGTAGCAGGCCAGACGGGTTATGGAGATAATCCAGATTTTGAACGTGTGTTTGATAAACAACTCGAAGTAGTTACTGGTCAAGGTGGCGACGATAATATAGGTGCCGAAGATTACACTGACTATACAATGCGCCAAGGCGAGATGGGTAATCCAGATAGTATGGGTGATATGGGCGCCGATGATGACATGGGTGATGAAGATGACAGAATGTTTGAAGCCAAACCAGACATGATCAACCCTGCCGAAGTTAATGCTATGGCACGCATGCCGCATGATACAGCAAAAGCTCGCGCAGCAGAAATCATCAATGGAACAAACACATCCGACGTTAAGAAACAGTATCTTATCCGTCAACTCGAGGGTTCTAGAAACACAATGGCAGTTGTAAAGCTTCTATATGATATGATCCTTAAGGGTGAAGGCAACGGAGTCCAAGGTTCGTCATATTCTCGTAAGTTTGATAAGGGTATGGAAGAAGATCTAAACAATGGATATAGCGATATTGAAGTTGCACAGGGCGAAGATTTCTTCCCAGATGGTGCAGATAGTCCAGTTGTCACCGCAGTCGGTCCATCTGGAGCACGACAAGGCGATAATCCCGAACAAAAGAAAATGCAAGTAGCAGAAGTACATAAGGAACTTGTCTTAGGTTACAGAGACTTCTTGAAAGAATCCACTGATCCAAAAAAAAAAGTTAACTGAATCTGCCCTTGTGGCAGATGTCCAACTACAGGATTATCACGATAATGCATATGCTGATAGCAGATCCGTTGATTTTGATGGAACTCTCAGCATGTCTGCAAAAGTTCAATCTAAAAACGGTCAGTCGATGGATATCGGTTATTCGATCGACGTAACTGCTACTGCCGAAATTGGTTGGGAAACTGATGAAGAACCGACTGGTTGGAATCACGGTACAGATCAGCCAACCTACACATCCTATACAACTGCTACTTTTGGTGATATTACTGTAACTTCAGTAACATTCACTCCGAACGGATCATATGTTGTTGATAATGATGAAGTTGAATTTTATGTACTACAGCAACATGTGGATCCACATGTTTTGAAACAACTTTTGAATCCGACTTTCTATACAGCCGACATAAATAAGTTATTCATAAAAGCGGTAGAGAATCTAGAACCGCCAGAGCAAGACTTTGATGAACCTGAGAGGGACTGGGACTAATGGCTATCTATCAAGACGATAAACTCGTAAAACGTGCGTATACGAAGGTTTCCTATACAAAGGAACAAATCGATGAACTACGCAAATGTATGGATCCGGATACTGGACCGGAATATTTCATTACTAACTTTATGTACATTCAGCACCCGATGCGTGGTAGAGAAAAGCTACAGCTATATGATTTTCAGATTGATCTAATACACACTTATCACAGTTACAGAAAGTCGGTAAACATGGTAAGCCGTCAGATGGGTAAAACCACAGTTGCGGCAGGATACCTTCTTTGGTATGCAATGTTTGTGAATGATGCAACTATTCTGGTTGCATCGAACAAATACGATGGCGCACAGGAAATCATGCATAGAGTGCGTTATGCGTATGAGTCGGTGCCTGACCATATCCGTGCAGGTGTGAAATCTTACAATAAACGCTCTGTTGACTTTGATAATGGGTCACGTATCGTAGCGACAACAACAACAGAAAACACAGGTCGTGGATTATCCTTGTCGTTAGTTTACCTTGACGAATTTGCATTCGTTGAACCTAATATCGCTAAAGAGTTTTGGACTTCCCTATCTCCTACACTATCCACTGGTGGTAAGTGTATTATCACTTCGACCCCTAATACTGACGAAGATCAATTCGCTGATATATGGTTTGGTGCAAATAAGCTGGTTGATGCTAACGGAAACGAAACAGAGATAGGACAAAACGGTTTCAGACCATATATTTCCACATGGTCATCGCATCCTGATCGTAACCAGGATTGGGCAGATTCGGAACGTGCTGCACTAGGTGAAGACCGTTTCCTACGCGAACATGAATGTCAGTTCATTACATTCGAGGAAACACTTATCAATGCTGTCAAACTCTCACAGCTGGAATCAAGGCAACCTATACGTAAGACTGGACAGGTTCGCTGGTATGCGCCTATTCACCCTGATCTTACATATGTCGTTTCTCTTGACCCGTCTATGGGGACGGGCGGCGACAATGCAGCTATTCAGGTATTAGAGCTTCCTACACTTGTGCAGGTTGCAGAATGGAGTAGTAACAGAACAGTGATTGAAGATCAGGTTCGCACTATGCGTACCATTCTTGAAGAATTACACAACGCAGGTAAGCCTGAAATTTACTGGTCTGTAGAAAGTAATTCACTTGGCGAAGCTGCTCTTGTTGTTATTCGAGACACAGGCGAAGAAAACTTTCCCGGCACAATGTTGCATGATCCTAAGAATAGACTACAAGGTAAGACCGGCCGTAGAGCAGGATTCGTTACAACAAATAAATCCAAGCTCGAAGCATGCGCTAAATTGAAGTTCTTGATTGAATCTGGTAGAATGAAAATCAACTCTAAAGGTCTATTGTCGGAGTTGAAAGTTTTCGTATCCAGAGCGAATACATTCGAAGCTCGTATTGGTCAAACAGACGACTTGATTATGGCCATGATTCTTGCAGTTCGAATGACAGACTTTATATCTACGTGGGATGATAAATCTCAGAATGCTATCAACAGCAACATTGCTGATAGGGAACATTCACAATACGACGCACCGATGCCTGTGTTCATCTGACCCGTATAAAGATAAATAAGCTAAAGGAAGTTAATCATGGAAGAAAAAAACGGACTCGCTGGGAAAATCTTTTCATTGCTGAAAGGTAATGGTTTGCAGATAAAGATTTTCGATGCCGAGGGTGCAGAAACGACCGATCCCGAAGCAGGCCGTCGTTTCTTTGTCGCTAATCCGAATCTAATGGTAACAATCGACGAAGAAGGTAACAATGTAGAGTTCAGCAAGGGTGCATCCGTCGATAATACCGTGTTGACTCTGCAGAAGAATATCCGCAGATTGGCAGACGAGTTTATGATGAACTCAAAGATAAAGGTCTTTGGTAAGGCAATCGAACCAAAACATTTCGCATATCAAGCAAAGAATCAGCAAGGTGCGGTGATGGAAAATAGTGAAAATATATCAGTAGGCACATCCGTAGTATGTTCCTCGGGTCGATTTGGAATTATTTCGGGCGAAGTTACTAAACTCATAGGTAACAGTGTCATTGTTAAAGACAATAAGGGAATACTTCATAATTTAGATAAATCTCAATGTAGAGTGGTAGGTGCAGTGATGGAAAATACAGCAGTGAATAGTCATTTGATGGGGCAGATTGTCCACTTGATTACAAAGACAGGTGGAACGTTTACAGCATCCGGTCTTGTAAAGAATATCAAAGGAACACACCTTGGTGATGTTCAAAAGGCACTGAACAAGCTAGTTACGGATGGAAAGATCGCAACAAACGGACAAACAGATGCAGCAGATGGTTCTCCATTCTATTGTGCAGCAGTTGACGAGGCTATTATGGAAAGCTTTAGTAAGATGTTCGGTTCTGCTCGTACTTCGCAACAAACCTTGGAAAACGTTCGTCTTCTTGTCCGTCACAAGACTCCTGTAGACGAGAATGTTAGAGGTGCGCGTTCTCGCCAAATTTCGGCGATTTTCCTTGAGTGCAACGGCGAACGCTTCCGCTTCCCACATACCTATCTTCCGGGTGCTCGTGCAATGGCACAACATATGGCACACGGCGGTATAATGGGCGACAAGGTAGGTGCTTACATTGCTGAAAGTACTGGCAATCTTCTAAAGCTACAATCTTTTAATCGCTATGTAACTACAAACAGACTAATCAACGAAGATAGCTCCAGCATTGTGGACACAGTGAAAGAGAACATCGAGACCATTCGTACCGAACTCCGTAAGCTAACTGGCTCGAAGACATACGAGACCGTAAAGGCTCGTCTTGAAACATTTGAACGTGAAGCTCTTTCAGAAGATGACACTTCCGGTCTAAAGGATCTATTCACTATTCGTCGCTTCGACGAGAAGTTCGAAGGCGTGCTTCCTATCATCAAGCAAATGGTTCAAGAGAAGGATACCTTCCATAAGCGTATTGAAGAGGCTGCCGCGATTCCTGTCATGATTCGCAGAGAGGCTATAAATACTACACCGATGTTTGAGTTTGCAAGCGAAAATGCTCGTTTAGGATTCAAATTGAATGAACTTGCTCTAAGAATTGTTGAAAATGAAGAGCTTGCAGGATTTGTCAACAAGGTTGGTACAAAGCTTTGCAAGGAAGGCATTGTAAACGATTTCGAAAAAGCAGTTATTACACAAGTTCTTGAAAATCTACAGATTGTTGAAAAGGCACCTGTAGCTAAGAAAGAAATCAAAGAGTCCACTGACTTGTCAGTATTTTTTGATAAATATATATTGAACTTCTACTAAGAAGTTCTTGACAAACACACAAGGTTTTCGTACACTAGCTGCATACGAAGACCTTAGCAGGTAAGATGCGAAAGGGCCTAACGTGACCCAAGTAGATCGCAGCTCGAATAATAGCGTTCAATATAAACTAAAGCAGGAAATAAAATCATGAGCAAAACATTAGAAGAAATCCGTAGAAAGCTACAAGCCATCGAATCCCGTAAGGGCGGTGGAGGCAATTTCAGTGGTGGCGATAAAGCAACTTATGCACATTGGAACATCGCCGAAGGTACATCATCAATCCTCCGTTTCGCGCCAGACGCAAATCCAGATAATTCATTCTTCTGGGCTGAACGTCAAATCATCAAGCTAGCATTCCCTGGCATCAAGGGTCAAGACGAAAACAAGCCTGTAGAAGTACAAGTGCCTTGTATCGAAATGTGGGACGGTCCGAAGACCTGCCCAATCTTGAACGAAGTACGTCCATGGTGGAAGGATAAGTCTCTTGAAGACACAGCCCGTAAGTATTGGTGCAAGCGTACCTATTACATGCAGGGTTTCGTGAAGCAAGACGGCTTGAATGAAGTTGAGAAGCCAGAAAACCCAATCCGTAAGTTCATTATCGGACCACAAATCTTTGCAATCATCAAGGCTGCATTGTTGGATCCTGATATGGAAAACAGCCCGGTTGATTACATCAACGGTACCGACTTTATTGTCAACAAGACAAGCAAGGGTGGTTTTGCTGATTACGGCACATCGAAGTGGGCACGCAAGGAATCCAGTCTCACAGAAGAAATGCAAGCCGCTGTTGACCAGTACGGTTTGGTAGACTTGTCTACATATCTTCCAAAGCGTCCTACACCTGAGCAACTATCGATTATCTTCGATATGTTCCAGGCATCGTTGGATGGTGAACTGTATGACCCATCGCTGTGGAGCCAACATTACAAGCCATTCGGCTTCGACAGTGGTTCTAAGGATGATGCAGATGGTGGCGAACGTCAACGTGTTCAGCGCGCCTCGGTAACCAGTCCGCGTCCAGCAGCACCAGCACCAGCACCTGTGAAGGCTGCCCCAGTGCTAACAAAGGAAGTTGAGTCGGAAGATCCTCCTTTCGAACCAGATGCTCCTAAGACAGTTGTCAAGGAAGAAGCGACAGCCGCAGCCCCAGCTGCCGGTAAGACACCGCAAGAAATCCTTGCGATGCTCAGAAATCGTAATAAATGAGATAAATGGGGAGAAATCCCCATTTACGTTTATGATAAAACGACCTTATCGCCTGAATGCGGCCCGAGAAGAAGCAATACTATTGGGTAAATCCACATACTTTACGGGTAAACCCTGCAAGCATGGACATATTGCCGAGCGTAGAGTTTCGACAAAGACCTGCATTCAGTGTGCTAAGGAAATTCATCAGATTACGGATAGAAATAATTATCGAAATCCCGAGAATACATTCTTCAGACAATTTCATCATAGACGGCAATCTGCTATAAAAAATGGAATACCGTTTTCTATTACATTTGAAGAATTACATAAACCTGAATTTTGCCCAGTGCTCGGTGTGAAACTAAATTATGCTTGCAGTACAGGTGAAGATGGTAAGCAGACACGAGATCCCTGCAAGGCAAGTATTGACAAACTTGTACCGGAATTAGGTTATGTGCCGGGAAACGTATTCATAATTAGCTGGCGAGCAAATAAACTCAAATCTAATATGTCTATCGACGAACTTGAGAAAATATTAGATTATATGAAAAGGAATAATAATGGCAAAAGCATTTGATATATCCCGTTTTAGAAAGGGATTGACTAAGAATATCACAGGCATTTCGACAGGATTTAACGATCCTGATATTTGGATCAGTACAGGATCCTATGGATTGAACTATCTTATCAGTGGAGACTTTTTCAAAGGTATTCCAATGGGTAAGGTTACAGTATTTGCAGGCGAATCCGGCGCTGGCAAGTCTTATATCGTTTCCGGTAACATCGCAAAGGCTGCACAAGAGCAGGGTATCTTTGTCGTAATGATCGACACAGAAAATGCGCTTGACGAAAGCTGGCTGAAGAATCTCGGTGTTGATACATCCGAAGATAAGATGCTTCGCATTGGTGCATCAATGATCGATGAAGTGGCAAAGATTATTCACGATTTTGTCAAGGAATACAAGGAAAACTATCTAGATCTTCCAAAGGATCAACGTCCGAAGATTTTGTTTATTGTAGACTCGTTGGGTATGCTTTTGACTCCTACCGACATCAACCAGTTTAGTGCTGGCGACATGAAGGGCGATATGGGCCGTAAGGCAAAGCAACTCAAGTCGCTTGTATCGAATTGCGTGAATATGTTCGGTGATTTGAACATTGGTATGGCTGTAACAAACCATACATATGCAAGTCAGGATATGTTTGACCCAGACGACAAGATTTCCGGCGGTAGTGGCTTCATCTTTGCATCGAGTATCGTTGTTGCAATGAAGAAGTACAAACTGAAGGAAGACGAAGACGGAAACAAGGTAACTGAAGTAACCGGTATCAAAGCAACCTGCAAAGTAGTCAAAACACGTTACGCAAAGCCTTTCGAAACAATCAAGATTGACATTCCGTGGGAAACTGGTATGAATCCTGTTTCTGGCTTGTTTGACTTGTTCGAAAAGTCCGGTGTACTTGTCAAGGAAGGAAATCGTTATTCCTACACAAGTAAGGTAACAGGCGAAGTCATGAAGTATTTCCGCAAGGAATGGAATGACGAAGCAAAGATGCGAGTAATCATGGACGAATTTACAGATGATGACTTCAAGGTTGTCATTGCAGATCCAGTCGATGAAACAAAGAAGGCAGAGGAGGCATAATGATAAACAGCAATCACGAACTCTTATTGGAACTATGGGCTAGAGTTAAGTCCCACATTGCTCCAAAAGAGAGATTAGAAGTGGCAGATATTCTTGTGGTTGTTTTCGACGAGTTCGGTCTCGTCGAAGATGACTTACTGGACGAAGATTTGGACAAGGAACTTCGCGCAGCAGCAAGAAGCCACCTGGCCGAACCATTGGACGAAGATGACGACGATATGGAGGGTGATGATGAGCCAGTCTGGCGCTGAGTTTGGGAAGACCTTACTCGAAACTATCAAAAGCAAGGATGTTCAGTTAGTCATGACGCAAGTCCAGCAGTTCAGAGATAATATGAGAGATGCGACTGTGGGTGCCGACTACGTAACTTGGATAACTGAACCTGCAAATCTGACCTTGGTACATAAGGCCCTGGCAGAAGACCTAGGTGTCCCTCCTCGTGCGATGGCGATAAAGAGAGTATTGATGTCGAGAACCCAGCGTGCTGTACTTCTGGTACAGGCAATGGAACTAGCAGTGAAAAGAGTGCATAATTTGTGAACGAAGATAACACCGACGCCGAAGCCGAGGAAATAGTAAGGAGGTTGAAATATCCTCCGTCCCCGCTCGATGTCGGCTTTTTCTATTGTCCATATATCCCTCTTATAAGTATATCCGACACGAAAGAAGAGAATGAGTAACTGGTATTACAAAGTAACAAATGATCTTTCTAACGTACCCGCATTTATTGACTACTTCGAACAAGAGCTGGAAACAGCTCGTTTAGAGTTATCGCTAAAAGGGAAATCGTTAGAAAGGCATGCGGCTGAACTTCCCGGCTTGGTTGAGCATAGATATGCACAACTACAGGAGATCGAAGCAATACTCGAGTACCTAAATATACAACTAAGAAAAGATAGGTCGATAGAATTCAAACGATTTCTAGAAGCATACAATAAGGCATTAAGTTCGCGTGATGCGGAAAAATATGTTGACGGTGTTTCTACAATCGTGGATTCTACACTTCTTATCAACGAAGTGGCTTTACTTAGAAATAAGTTTTTAGCTATATCCAAGGCTCAAGAAGCGAAAAACTTTATGACTGGACATATCATAAAATTGCGTGCAGCCGGATTGGACGATGCATCTATATAAAGGAGATAAAATGGAACTATTGAGACTAACACCAGTTCTTCAGAGAATACCCGATATGGCAACATTGCCACCTAAGGAACGAGAGGAACTAACAGCATACTTCAAGGAACTGTTTCGAGTTATTGATAGTATAGCAAAAGAGGTAGAACTTCTAAAAAGGAAATAATATGTCTTTGAAAAATATAACCGATTACGGTAGTTCATTGGAGATATTCAAATCTATAGAATCGATTTTGAATAGGTCACCAATAACATCACGAGATCTCGACGCGGCTGCTGAACTTGCAGGATCTTTAAAAGATTCGTTGAACTCGTTGTCCAAATGGAGGAAACTCGACGAAGAGTCTCGTAGCCAGTAATGTCAACAGCAACACTAACTATCGCCGATAATAAACATAACGTGGGCAGGCAAAATATGAATTTGATTATAAAGAATATATCTTTTCCGGTGACATTGGTATTCGATGTCGAAGCAAAGACCTATGTGTACTTTGTTCATAATTTAGGAATATATGGTATTGAAAAAGAAATTTCGAAAGATAAAATCGATGAAATATTACAACCACGTAATCCTCATTTGGGCGATGCCTGCCATACAGAGCCAGCAGCATTAAGTCAGGCAATTGATTTATTAGCAAATCTAGCAGATGAATTGAAATAATGTTCTACGTCTACGCCTATCTTCGTTATAAGGATTCTGCCACAGCAAAGGCAGGAACACCTTATTACATAGGCAAAGGCTCCGCGTTCAGAGCATGGGAAACACATTATGGAACAAAGCGGCCTAAAGATAGATCTCTTAATATCATATTGGAAAATAATCTGACTGAATTAGGTGCATTTGCTATTGAGCGCAGAATGATAGCATGGTGGGGTAGAAAAGATTTAGGAACAGGTATACTTGAAAATCGTACAGATGGTGGCGAAGGTGCCTCCGGCTGGAAAGCGCCCAATGAATGGAAGAAACAAAACTCTGAACTTCGTAAGGGCGAGAAGAACGGAATGTATGGTAGAAAAAGAACCGATAAAGAAAAAGAGGCGGTAAGTAAGGCCAATAGCGGAAAGAAGGCTTGGAATAGTGGAATAAAAACCGGCGAGCCGTCGTGGAATAGCGGAGTAAAAACTGGACCTACAGGAAAACCTTCCTGGAATAGTGGTAAGAAATTAGGTCCCCGCACTCCCGAACAATGTGAACGAATAAGACAAGCAGCAATAAAGAGATGGCAATGCAAAAAGCAAGATTAGAAATATTAGACGAAGTGAATATTCGCTTTCACGATCTCGATGTGGTAACACGGCGTAAGTTAGTAGAATCGTTGGAGTTCTTTATCCCTGCAGCCAGATACTCTCCAAGTTACAAGTTGGGACGCTGGAATGGTATGATGAGCTTTGCAGACATCGGTGGTCGCAGCTATATCAACCTACTCGATAAGATGCTACCCATTGTGCAGGCGCAAGGGTACGAAATTGAAATCGACGATAATCGATTCGAACATTCGTTTGAATTTGAGAAAGTAAAAGAAGATAGCTATTCGCATATTGGTTGGCCAGTAGGTCATCCACTTGCCGGTCAACCGATCGTTATCAAGGATCACCAACTCGATGTAATCAATTCGTACCTCGAGAATCTAAATGGTATCAATATTGCTCCTACGGGATCTGGAAAAACGCTGATAACGGCTATTCTTAGCCATAAAGTTCAGCCGTATGGACGCACTATTGTTATTGTTCCAACTAAAGACCTAGTTACACAAACCGAAGAAGATTATATCAATCTTGGACTAGATGTAGGTGTATTCTTCGGTGACAGAAAAGACTATCAACGTAAACATACTATCTGCACATGGCAAAGTTTGGAAAGCCTTTCAAAGCGTTCGAAAGAGGAAGAGTTAGAAATAGATATAAACGTTTTCTTCGACGACGTGGTGTGCGTCATTGTGGACGAAGTACACAAGGCGAAAGCCGATGTATTGAGAAAGCTATTATCGAGCTATTTGGCTAATGCTCCAATTCGATGGGGCCTTACAGGAACAATGCCCGAAGAAGATCTCGAAAAGACAGCAGTTATTGCATGTATCGGACCGTTGCTTGGAAAAATCAACACAAAAGAATTGCAAGACAAGGGCATTCTTGCACAATTACATGTGAATGTGTGGCAACTAAACGATTTAGGTGAAGCTGCATTTGATAACTATCAATCAGAATTAAAGTGGTTGACAACGAATCAAATTAGATTGAAGTTCTTAGCGAAGCAGATTGGGGCCATGGCGGAATCCGGCAGCACACTCATTTTGGTAGATCGCATTGAGACTGGCGAAAAGTTACAATCGCTTATACCAGACGCGATCTTCGTTTCCGGTAAGATGAAGTCGAAAGATAGAAAGGCCGAGTATAAAGAAGTTCAGGAAGTAGACGGCAAAATCATTATTGCTACATATGGTGTAGCATCAACTGGTATCAATATCGTTCGTATCTATAATCTAGTATTGTTTGAAGCAGGCAAGAGTTTTGTGCGTGTCATTCAGAGTATTGGTAGAGGTATTAGAGTTGCGCCAGATAAGGATTTTGTGAACGTGTATGACGTGTGTTCGAATTGTAAATTCTCCAAGCGACATCTTACAAAGAGAAAGAAGTTCTATGCAGAAGCACAATATCCATACAGTATTACGAAAGTGAATTACTAATGACCGTTGTTAATACGCAAATATCGTGGGGATATCTTCCACTACTTCAGATATTTGCTCAAGCAAATAGTTTGGTATTGAAGTTTGAACCATATTACTTCGAAATGGAACGTGCAGAAGCTATTGCGCCGGGTAAGGAATCGAAAATTACTGTAGGGAGACAGTATACAAGAATTACATATGAAGATAATTCAGATACTGCACTATCTATTACATCACTATCTTTCAAGCATCTTGGATTTGAAAATATGTTGTGTGATTTTTTGATTCGTTGTAAGGTAGAACCGCAGATGATTCCCATTGGGCAATATGTTATGCGAAAGAGTAATGAAGAAATGGAAAAAGGGTGGCAAGAACACCGAAAGAAAATTGGACTAACTAGGTAGTTTACACTTTTCTCCGTGCCATCTTTTATAATTAGCGGCAGTGCATTCTTTCCCACAATGACATGTGTATTTTAGTCGATTCTTTGCTGCTGTTGACATTTTTGCTTTTGTCTCAGCCTCATTTTTATAATATCCGTTTGATTGCCTTGAAGATAATCTCTTTGTTTTGTGTTCTTCAGATTGTGTAGTTCCGGAAAATTGTTTAGAGATTTGTAGTTTTCTTTCTTCGGATAATTTAGCTCTTATCTTACCTTTATTGCTATTTGAAATTTTATCTTTAGTTTCTTGCGAATGTGTTTTACCGGTCATAATACCGATTTTACCTTTATTGCTATTTGAAATTTTATCTTTAGTTTCTTGCGATAAAATTCTACCTTTTGGATTTATTTTTTCTTTATGTTCTTCTGATAATTTCTTACCCTTGTGTGCCTTAGAAATTTTATCTTTGGTTTCCTGCGATAATATTTTATTTTTATGTAACTCCGAAGATGCTATTGCATATTCCTTCTTTACAATTTCGTAAATTTTTGAATTACATTTATATCTTTGCTGAAATGAATTTTTACCGTTAGTTAACATCCATAATGCAAATCTCATTTTTGACTTGTATGGATTATCGAGCATCTTTGGCAATAATAAATG